ATTCAAGAAACAGTTTATTTCGGAATGGCTGGAAAGACTGAATCTTATGTGGATTTTTTTCATGATAGAAAGAGTAATGGACCAACAAACGCTTATTGGTCGCAAAGTATTCTTCATAAAAGAATAAGCACACACATAAAACATTTGAATAGTAAGGGTTCAGATAAATCAAAGATCTATAATCTGTATCATGAGTTATATGACGTAAAAAACGTAGATAAAATTGCGTTGTGTATTCTACGTCCTCAAAGAACTATTATGAATTATGAGGTTAGAGCGTGGTTGAAAAGTATGGAAAGTAATATAATTCTTGCCTATGCAAAAGAATTTGAGCAAATTCCTGTTTTAAATTCAGAACATAAGGTAAATATTGGCAATACACAAAGAAAAGAAAATTCATATTCACAGATTAGAAGGCGTCAAATACAGAACAATCTTGAAGAATTTTTTGCGTGAAATGAGGTTTTCACATGGATCTGTTCAAAGACATATTGCCTGCAATTCAAAAGACAAAGAAGGATCTTTCAAATGATGAAGGCTTTAAGAAGTCGTATAATGCATTTGTGGTCAATCGTGCGTTATCATATCACGTTGATTCTATATTACATGCCAATGAAATGAACTTGAGACACGGTTTGGATGAAAATCTACAATTCCAATATTATCTAAATAGTATTAGATCTATGAAACGCAAGTTTCAGCCGTGGGTCAAGAAAGAGAAGAATGATATTCTGGAGGCTATCAAAGAGTACTACCAGTGTTCAAACGCAAAAGCATTAGACGCCATGCGAATCCTCTCTACTGATCAGGTTGATCATATAATAACTATAACAAAAAAAGGTGGAGTGGGTAATGTGGAGCGTAGAAGACATGGTGGAGGTGACGCTAAAAGAGCGTGATGACTTCCTGAAGGTCAAAGAAACATTGACCAGAATCGGCGTAGCCTCAAAGAAGGATCAGACACTCTATCAGTCTTGTCATATTCTTCACAAGCAGGGAAAATACTATATCGCACATTTCAAGGAATTGTTTGCTCTTGATGGTAAACCAACAAACTTTTCTGAGAGTGATATAGCAAGAAGAAATTCAATTGCCAATCTATTAGCTGAATGGGGATTGGTTGGTCTAGTAAAACCAGAGAAAACAAGTGATCCTATTTCACCACTAAATCAAATCAAGATACTTGCATTCAAAGATAAAGATGAATGGCAACTAGTAGCGAAGTATAATATTGGTAAAAAGAAAATTGAATCTGAATAAATCATGGAGATTTTGTTATGGCGATGAAATTAAAATATTACAAGCTTCATTCTGAAGCACAAGCACCAGTATATTCTACAACTGACGCAGCATGTTTTGACATTTTTCTATGCACAAGTGGAAAAATGGCATTCAAGGGGTATGATGAATCGGGTAAAGAATTTACTAGATTACTTACGACGAATGGTGGAGTTCTCCTCTGTCCAAAGGATAGAGTTCTTGCACCTACTGGACTTATTTTTGACTTCGCTAAAGATTATTCTATTCGTATCCATCCTCGTTCTGGTCTTTCTTTGAAACAAGGATTGACTCTTGCAAATGCAGAAGGTGTAATTGATTCTGACTATATGGAAGAAACTTATGTAATGTTAACGAATCTTTCTACAAGAAATGTAGAAGTTCCAAATCTAAGCAGAATTTGTCAGGGTGAACTTATTAGAAACAATAGAGTTTCGTTTGAAGAAATGAAAGAAGCACCAACACGCGATAGTACAAATCGTAAAGGCGGATTTGGTTCTACGGGCACAAAGGCCCTTGACAATTCAACATCAAATACTATATAATACTCATACTAGAGCCATATTGGGCTAGTATGTTTTTAACTTGCTTAAAAGGAGTTTAAAATGGCATTCATTAATCCAAATGGAACTTTTTCCTACGGACGTAATCTGCTTCCATCAACTGTTGGGTTTGATAGACTTCTATCTACCCTGGACGAAGCACTAAATATTCCCGACAAGGTTCTAACGTCATTTCCACCATACAATATCGCAAAGATTAGCGAAGATAGGTATGTAATTGAGCTAGCAGTTGCTGGTTTCAAGAGAGAAGAAATCGACATTACCTTGGAAGACAACAAACTAACAGTTCAAGGGAACGCAAAGAAAGATGAGGACAACGGCAAAACTTATTACCATCGTGGCATTGCTCTTCGTAATTTTACCCGTGTATTTACTCTCGCTGACACGATAGTAGTAAAGTCCGCTAATCTTGTTGACGGAATGCTTGTGATTGAACTTGAAAATGTGATTCCGGAAAATAAGAAGCCTCGCAAAATTTCTTTAACAGAAACTAAAAAAGTTCTCTCTTCCAATTAATTTTTTAACTAAATAATCTCACTTATTTCAACCTTTAACCAATCACCGTGGGCATAGTGTCCACGGTGATTTTCTTCTAGAAAGGATACTTTGATGGAACAATACTGGGGTTATCACACCATGCTTGATTGTCGCGCCTGCGATATTGAATCAATCAAGAGTTATGATAATGTAGCCAATTTTGCAAAGAGTCTTGTGAATGCTATTGATATGAAAGCCTTTGGAGAACCCCAGATTGTTCACTTTGGCGAGGGAAACAAAGCTGGATTTACACTTGTTCAGCTAATTGAAACAAGCAATATTTGTGCCCATTTCTGCAATGATACGGGCGATGCATACGTTGATGTGTTTTCATGCAAGCCGTATGATCGTGATGTGGTAAGAGATCAGATCATTCAATTCTTCAATCCACGACAGATCACAGTCAACTACATCGAACGTCAGGCATGAGAGATGACTGTATCATACATGGGTCGGCATGTTATTGCTGATTTGCATGATGTATCTGCAGAACTTCTTTGCTCTATTGATTTTTGGAAAGAAATCCTAATTGATGGAGCAAAGAAGTCTGGTGCAACAGTATTGAGTGATCACTTTCATCATTTTGGTGAGGGATATGGTCTTACTGGTGTTATTGTTCTTGCAGAAAGTCATATTAGCATTCATACATGGCCAGAGAAAAACTATGCAGCAATTGATGTATTCATGTGCGGAACATGTGATCCTGAAGTTGCAGTAGATCATATTACAAGCAGACTAAATAGTATTGTCAAAAAAGACTTGATTTATCGAAAGTAATTTGATATACTTGCTTGATAATTGGGAGATTATATTATGAGATATATTGGCTATTCAGTCTCTCGCTGTGTACGCGATATCGTAAAGAAGCGTGTGAATATTTTAGCAATTGAAGTCGTCATTGGCCGCACAATGATTGAGAATGAGCAACACATTGCCGAAGTTTCTCGTGGCTATCATTCACTACCAAAATCTGATTATAGATCATGGGCTGATCTAGATCTTGACGCTTGTCAGAAAGTATTGCTTGAACTATATCGTGATGGCAAGCTTCATCAGCCAAGACTATATGGTAAATATCCTATTCGCATGGATAATCATTGGGGTGTGATTGCTCCATTTCCCATGAGTGCCTTCTAATGAAGGCTGTAGTTATTATTCCAACTACAGGCGACAAGAAAGTTCTACAGGCAATAAAGAGCGTAGAAAATCAAACGTATAAAAATACAAGCTATCTTCTTGTTGTTGACGGAAATAAATTTAAGTCAAGATTTGATGATTTATTTGCTAATAATGATTCATATGTAACGCCAAAAGATGTTGTTTATCTAAAACAAAATACTGGCGCTGATGGATTTTATGGTCATAGAATATATGCAGGATTCTCTCATTTAGTAAACGAAGATATTGTTCTTTTTCTTGATCAAGATAATTGGTTTGAACCAGAACATGTTGAAAAACTTATTAAGACGATACAAGACAATAATCTAGCTTGGGCGCATAGTTTGCGTAATATCTACGACAAAGATGATAATTTTCTTTGTCGTGATGATTGCGAAAATCTTGGAAAATATCCAGTATGGAATGGCGATCATTATCATGTTGATACAAGTGCATATGCATTTCGTCGCGAATTTTTGATTCGCGTTGCTGCTGCATGGCATTCTGGTTATGCTGGTGATAGAAGGTTTTTCAATACAATAAAAGATCTTGCGCCATTTGATACAAGTGGTGCATATACGTTAAATTATAGATTGGATGGTAATCCAAATTCGGCGTCACCACAATTCTTCATTCATGGTAATAAAATGAATGAACAAAAATATAATGCAAATTATCCTTGGAGAAGATCATGAGTAATATTAAAATTGAATACATGCAGAAATATGGTTCAGGAAAAGTCTTTGTAGAAACCGGAACATATCTTGGCGATACAGTTCAACTTGCACTTGATGCTGGATTTGATCTTATTCATACAATTGAAGTTGATCAGGGAATGTTTGACAAATGCCATGAACGATTCAAAAATAATGATAAAGTAAAGCTATGGTTGGGTGATTCAGTTGATTTTATACCAAAAATTGTAGATGAATTGATCGGCCCCGCAACATTTTGGTTAGATGCACATGCAAGTGGTCCACTTCATGGCGGTCGTTATGCACCATGTCCTCTTGTTCTAGAACTTGAAGCTATCTATGGTAAGAAGAAGCTTCGTTTTACTGAAAACGGATCCGAAATGTATCGCGAAAAATCAAACATAGATAATCATACAATTATGATTGATGATCGTAGACTTTTTGGTTCTGCGGAATGGGGTTTTGTACAAGAAAAGCAAATCATGGATCTTCTTTTTGCAATCAATCCAAATTACAAGATTCATTATCTTGACGGGCATCAAGCAAATGATATCATTTGTGCTACGGTAAAATGATATGAAAAAAGATCTTATTCTGGGTTGCATCACAAATTATACTTTTGATAAAGTAGAAAATTGGGCAAATTCAATTGATCGTTCTGGATTTGATGGTCATAAGTTAGCTATAGTTTATAATGTTGGTTTTGATCTTGTAGAAGAATTGACAAAAAGAAACTTTACTGTTGTTACATTTAATCGTGACGATGCAAACAAAAAGTTCACATATCGCGAAAATTTTAACATTGTTGTTGATCGTTTTTATCATTCTTGGAAAGTACTAAATGATATTGAAGATCAAGTAAGATATGTGATTGCAACGGATGTTCGTGATGTTGTATTTCAAACAAATCCTACAGAGTGGTTGAATAAACACGCCGAATCACAGACACATGCAAAGATAATTGCTTCTACTGAAGGCATTCATTACATGAATGAAACTTGGGGAAACAATAACATGAGACTAAGTTTTCCTTTTGTTCATGAGTACATGCTAAATCACGTAATCTATAATGCTGGCGTAATGTGTGGTTCTGTTGAAACAATCAAAGATGTGTTTCTAAATATCTACATGATATGTGCAAATATGCCCCACACTATTCCGGGCGGTGGTGGGCCAGATCAAGCTGCATATAATACACTATTATCAATGAGCAATTATTCAAATCTCACGAGATTTACAAATGCTAAAGATGCTTGGGCGGCACAGTTGGGAACAGTTGCAGATCCAAGCAAGATAAATCAATATAGACCATATCTAACTGATCATGAACCAGTTATTGAAAATGGTGAAGTGTTTAGTAATGAAGGTCAAAAATATTGTATCGTGCATCAGTACGATAGAGTTCCAAATCTTCTACCATTAATTAATCTAAAGTATGGGAAATAAAATGAGTGATGTTATCAGAATAAACACAGCAACAAATCAATTTCAAAAAGTTGAAAGGCCATTGACTATTGCTGAATATAAAGAACAGGGTAAATGGCCATTTGATTTTATTGCAGGAAAGGGTCTTGTAAACGTTGTCAATGATCTTTCAACACGTTTGAATAGAAATGTAGTTGGACTTGAAATTGGCGTATGTAAAGGTGAAAACATTGTTCATTTTCTTGAACATACTAACAAAATAGACAAGATACATTGCATAGATCCTTATCTTCCCTATATGGATTGGGTTGGTCCTGTCACTCAAGAAGACATGAACTTGTATCTTGATATAACAATGAAGAATTTTGAACCGCATAAAGATAAGATTGTTTTCTATAAGGAAACATCAGATACATGCGTACATAAATTTCAAGATGAGCAATTTGACTATATCTTCATTGACGGAGACCATTCATACGAAGGTGTAAAGAAAGATTTGAATAATTACTATAGTAAAGTCAAAAGGGGTGGTGTGTTTTCTGGTCATGATATAAATCTTTCATCAGTTCAACAGGCGATAAAAGAATTTAGAGAACAGAATCTAATTACAAATCCAATTAGCTTTACTGATGTGAACGTTTGGTATTGGGTGAAGTGATGCAAAAAAAGCCGTTGAAAGTTGGATTTGCTGACGTATGTACGACTGAATTTTATGAGGCAATTCTTAGCACAAGATATGATCTTATTGTAGATAATGATAATCCAGATTTTCTTTTCTTTGGCGATGAAAATTTTGGTACCAGAAATTTACAATACTCAAAAGATAAATGCATAAAGATTTTTCATACCGGAGAAAATCGTAGACCAGAGAATTATGATTGTCATTACGCAATGACATTTGATCATAATCCAAATCAATGGCACTATAGACTTCCAGGATGGGCGCTGGTTCCTTTTTTCTACAAGAAATTTGATTTTAATCATATGTTTAAAGCACATGCATTAAGATATGAAAAGAACAAGTTCTGTGTCTTCATTCATAGGAATCCAAGTAATGAGATAAGAAATGCTGTATTTCATGAGTTGTGCAAATATAAGAAAGTAGATAGTGCCGGTCCACTATTCAACAATATAGGTCGTGTGATTAGTCCAGATTATGATGCTAAACTTGACTTCATCAAAAACTATAAGTTTGTTCTTGCATTTGAAAATAGTCCACATCCAGGATATGTAACTGAAAAAATTATGGATGGATTCTACGTCAATTCTATTCCAATTTATTGGGGATCAGTAACTGTTGACATGGACTTTAATGAAAGTAGTTTCATTAATGCAAGTAAATTTAGCACAATAAAAGATTTAGTAGATGAAATAATTCGTATTGACAATGATGATAAATTATATTATAATATGATCTGTCAAACAAAATTTAAACATAATATTCCACCATCATGCATGATTTATGACAACTTTTTGAATTGGTTTGATGCAATTGTCTATAATAAGATATATGCGAGAAACTAATGCAAAAACATTCAGAAATAGCAAAAGTAATAAATCAAGTTGTAGACGATGAAACTGATTGGTATCATCTTAATGAGGGTGATAATCAATGGACACATCTTGTAGAGTGTTGGAATCATACAAAGGAAAAGTATTTAGAATATGTAAAAAATAAAGAAGTTGTGGTTACTGCTGGTGGTTATATTGGTTTATATGTTCGTTTTTATTCAAAATTATTTAAAAGAGTTTACGCTTTTGAACCACATCCGTTGCACTTTTATTGCATGGTAAACAATGCACAAACAGATAACGTAATTAAAATACAAGCAGCTTTGGGAGATACAAATAAGTTGGTAAAAATGGAAGGACACACATCAATGTCCTTACAGGCAAAAGAAAATGTGCAAGATTCGTACATTCCAATGTTTACTATTGATAGTCTAGCATTAGACAAATGTGATTTGATCCAATTGGATGTAGAAAACCATGAGTATAAAGCATTACTTGGTGCAACGCAAACGATATCTCGTTATTCTCCAACATTAATACTAGAAAATGGAAATACTGAAGAAATAAAAAACTTTTTACAGTCTATCGGATATATAAAAATAGATACAGTACAGGCAGACGACATTTGGATTCGTGAAAATAGAAATTTGCAAATATTGCAAGAAAAAATGAAAGATTTGCAAGAACATATTGAAAAATTTTTGAAATGAATTGACATGAAAAAACATGAGAAGATAATAGTTTGGGGTGCAAAATATGACACAGGTCATACACATGCATTTACACACGCGGCCTTTGTTAAAGGCGCACAATATCTTGGCGAAGAAGTTTACTGGCTAGATGATCGTGATAACGTAGATCCAACATTTTTTGATGATGCTTTAGTTCTTTCTGAACATTGGATTGCTACAACACATCCAGCAAGTCATAGATTACCATTAAGAAAATCATCAACCTATGTGATGAACTATCTAGGAAACAAGAAAGGTACAGACAATCCAGGCGCGGATTATTATCTTGGGCGTGTTGGAAGAATAATTGATTTTCGGTTTGCAAATGATTGGTCTGACAAGTATTGGGAATACAAATATGAACCTGAAAAATATACACCTATAAATGATGGTGTTTCTCACATTGAAAAAGGTCAAGAATATGATAACTTCTATAGTATGTGGGCAACAGATCTAATGCCAAATGAAATCAATTTTGATGATAGATTGACTGCATGGCAAGAACCAAAACATGTTTTCTTCTCTGGCACAATTCGTCAAGATAATCATGATCAATTTGAGCCATTCATTCGTGCTTGTAATGAAAATAATATGGAGTTTCGTTTCAACAATGTTTGGCAACAAGTGTTAACAATTGATTCAGTAAAGAAATTATCTCTTGATGCATTTCTAGCTTTGGAATTACGTCCGAAGTTTCATGTGAATAATGGTTACAAATCGTGTCGCGCATTTAAAGTAATTAGCTATGGTCAGCTTGGAATGACAAATTCTAAAGCCGTATATGATTATTTTGATCAAGAAATAGCTTTTCATGAAGATCCATATCAGTTATATCACGTTGCATCTGAAATGCGTAATGATGTAAAAACAAAAGATTTGATCCTAAATCAAATGAAGAAGGTTAAAGAAAAGCATACATATGCTAGTAGAATGAAAGATATTATTTCTGCATGTGAAATGTGAGGTTGTTATGTTACATAATGTTTTAGTTACTGGTGGTGCTGGTTATATTGGTAGCGTTTTTGTTGAAAAATTGCTTCAGCTTGAATATACAGTTCATGTCTTGGATAATCTTTATTATGACAATCAATCATCATTAAATCATTTGATGCATTACTCAAACTTGCATGTTCATCAAGGCGATGCAAGAAAACCACACGATATTGATCCTTTATTATCTAAGGTTGACTTTATCTTTCCTCTTGCAGCACTTGTTGGTGCACCAGTTTGTTCTAGAGATCCTGTTTCAGCTACTTCTACAAACAAAGATGCCATCTTTCATATGCTTGATAAAGTTAGCAAGAATCAAGTAGTTATTATGCCGACAACTAATAGTGCATATGGATCTGGAGACGAAAATAATTTTTGTACAGAAGAGTCTCCGCTCAATCCAATCTCCCTATACGCAAAAGACAAAGTAGAAGTAGAAAAGAGATTGATGAATCATCAGAACGCAATTAGCTTTAGACTCGCTACAGTTTTTGGTATGTCACCAAGAATGCGTATAGATCTACTTGTAAATGACTTTACACATCGTGCTGTTCATGATGGATTCGTTATTCTATTTGAAGGTCATTTCAAGAGAAACTATATACATGTTCGTGATGTATGCAAAGCATTTATTCATGGTATTAATAATTTTGATATTATGAATGGCCATATCTATAATGTTGGTTTATCTGATGCAAATATATCAAAGTTTGAACTGTGTCAAACAATTCAGAAGTATGTTCCTAACTTCACATTTATGGAAGCACCACTTCAAAAGGATCCAGATCAAAGAAACTATATAGTATCAAATGCAAAGATTGAGGCTACAGGATTCAAGCCAGATTTTTCTCTTGATCGTGGAATACTTGAATTGATCAAGGGATACCAATTAGTTCGCAACACTCGTTATGGAAACATGTGATGATTATAATTAGAACTCCTTATAGGATTTCATTCTTTGGTGGCGGCACAGATTATCCGGCATGGTATCGCGAGCACGGCGGCTGTGTTTTGTCCACCTCCATAAACAAATGTAGTTTTCTTGTTCTGAGAAGACTGCCAGAAATATTTGATTATCGTTATAAGATTAGATACTTCAATGATGAAGTAACAAAGTCTGCAGACGATATTCAAATGCCAACTATTCGCGAAGCAATCAAATACATGAACTTTGATGATGGTCTAGACATCACGCATCATGGCGATCTTCCAAATCGCACAGGTATTGGATCAAGTTCAAGCTTCACAGTATCTCTAATTCATGGTCTTGCAACTTTAAAGAATCAACAGATTACAAAGCGCGATTTGGCAAAGAAAGCGATATATCTGGAACAAAACATTCTTAGAGAATCAGTTGGATCACAAGATCAAGTTGCAGCCGCATTTGGCGGATTTAATCGTATAGAATTTGGCGGATATACTGATTTTGCTGTTCTCTCTTTACATATCAAGAAAGATATTCTACAAGAACTTGAGTCTTGGGTTCAACTATTCTTTACTGAAAAACTTCGCAATTCATTTGACATTGCTGAAAAAAAGATAACAAACATTAGTTCAAAGAAAGTAGATTTGAACATCATGAAAGAACTAACGCATGAAGCAGAGCGTGTTCTTTTTGAACATAGAATATATGATTTCGCAAATCTTCTAAACGATCAATGGAAGCTAAAAAAGAGTATGGAGTCATCTATCACTAATACTGAGATTGATGAAATTTATGACAAGGGAATACAAGCAGGCGCAGTTGGCGGAAAACTACTTGGCGCCGGCGGCGGTGGATTTATTCTATTTCTCACTCCACCACATATGCAAAAGAAAGTTGCAGAGAAGTTAAAGCTAAGACAAGTTCCATTGAATTTTGATTATTTGGGAAGTCAATTAATTTATCACGATTATCAAGATTGAGGTTATCATGAAAAAGATATATATTGCAGGTCATAGCGGTCTTGTTGGATCAGCTATTGAAAGAGTATTGCGCCAACAAGGTGAAACTAATATCATTACTCGCACATCAAGGGAACTTGATTTAACAAATCCCATTGCTGTCGAGAGATTCTTTGAGCATGAAAAGCCAACTGAAGTTTAT